GATGCAGAATATCAAGCTTTAGTAGATAATGGAATGTCTAAAGAAGAATTTGATAGTTTGCCAAAAATTGGAAAAGAAGAAGCTTTAAATTGTGTAGGCTTTTAGTCTAGGTTAAGAAATTTTTTATTAAGGCTTGAACCTTAATAATAAAAATAAAGGGATATAGAAATTAATCTATATCCCTTTTTTCATAAAACTAAAAACTATGGTAAAATATATATCGTAAATAAAATATTTTATTAATTATTTTTGAAGAAATTAATACTTTCATCAGGATGCAAATCTCTGTAAATAGTATTTCCTACAAGAGTGAATGGACTCATAAATAAATACTTAGTAGCTCTATTATGTCCTTTAAATTTACCAGACTTCATTACAGCATCTTGTCCTCCAAATTCAATACCTGCAATTTCCTCATAATTATAAGGATTAAAACAGTTAAATAAATCTAAAGTTCTTTGTGCTGTATTTATACCTGCTGAAGGAGAATCAAGAATTTTTAAACCTTCATTTAGCATTTGAGGTCCGGGAATCATAACACCTAACTCAGTATATAATCTTCTTGCTTGGTATTCAAGCATTGAAAGTACCCAAGAATCTTTGTCTTTGTCTTTCCAGTTAACTACTCCTAAGAATATAGCTACAGCTAAGAATTGTATTACTTCTGTCATCGCTCTTCTAAGATTAGCTTTTTCAACATCATCTAATTGTTCCCAGCTTCCAGCAATATTTAATTGCCCTTGTCTTATATCATCATAAAGAGCTTTTAAAAATCTTCCAGAAGTTTTATAATAACCTTCAGTCCAATCATCTAAATCATAATTAAAAGCTACATCTGAAAATCTTTTATTCCAAGAAGGTCTTATCCATTTTCTAAACAATAAACCCATTTTACCTACTGCTAATCTTTGTACAGCACTAGCATCGAGTTTATTATAAATACCGTGCATTTGATGATTTATTTCATAAGCTTTTCTACTAAAAGCTATAATATCCTCTCTAGTAAATTCAGAACCATCTTCTTTAGTATAGCCTTGTTTTACTTGTAATTTAGCTCCTCTTTCAGGATGATTCTTATCTACAGGAACAACTTCCATAGCATCCCATAAACTCACTATTTCTCCTGAAGGAGATTTCATTTTATAAGCATCTGCAAGAGCCAAAGAAGTTCTATTTTGCATCCAATGTTCTCCAGCATGATTCATAACCATTAATGCAGAAGATAAATTCATTTTAGCAAACCTTCCTTTTAAAAACTCTGTATCTGTAATTTCAGTTTCATATTCCTGTAAGACATTAAACATTTCATCCCACAGTGCCAGTTTACTAGTTTTAACAGATTTACCTATTTCTCCTAAGTATTCCATTAAAGCTCCTGCATAATATTTATCAGCATGTAAACTATTAGTTTCTGTAAAAAATTGTTTTGAAAAAGCTTCAATTCTCATCATTACAGTACCTGTAGTTACATTAGATATTCCTGAAAGAGCATTTAAACCTAACATATTAATAGCAGATAACTTATTTAAAAGATTAGCTAATTTAGCATTATCCATGCCCCAAGTAGTACCTTCATCGGCCATATATCTTTGATATACTTGCATTGTAAAGTAATCATTCAATCTACCCATAAAGTTAGAAGCATCTCCATAAACAATTAAATCATTTTCAACTTCATGGCCTAATTCTTTAAATTTCTCTTTTAATGTTTTTCCACCACTACTCTTTTTAACTCCTCTTTTTCTAAGTACATCTCTTCCTACTTCTAGAGCATCTACTACTTTATTCATTTGATTAAAATCATTAGCCATAGAAGCATAGGCAGTCATAGTAGAAACTACATCAGTAGATAAATCATCGGCACTCTCTCCTTCTTTCATGTGAGTATAATAAATAGGCAAGAATTGTACTTCTCTACCTTCAAAATCTCTTAGAGTAGTTTTAGTATCTAAATCAGTATCATCACTTCTTCTAATAACAGCATCTTTAATAGCTTCCCATAATTGTTGTCCTCCTGATTTAACACCATTTGAAGACTTTAGTCTCTCTATTAAATCTTTTCTTATTTTAACTGCATTAGTTAATCTAGTATAATGCTCAGGTAACATAGCATCAAGCTCTGCTTTAATAGCCATTATACCTCTATAAAACTCTTTTTGCGCTTCGTTTAATTTAGTAAATGCTTCATTTTGATATTTAGCTACAGGAATACCATTATTTAAATTTTCTGCAAACCATTGTCTCTTTTCTCTTTGCTTTTCTCTTTCTTCAACTCCTACTGGAGTGGTTCCATATTTATCATCTAAGTGAGCAAAAAATTCTTCTTTGTCAGAATTATATCTTTGCCAATCAATTTCTGTGATATATCTTCCTGTTTTATGTCCATCTTTATCTACTTCAAACATAAACTCTGTGCTATCAATACCAGCTTCTTTTAAAGCAACTCCTAATGCTTCAATTCTCTTTTTATAATCAAGAGTATCAAGTCTAGCTTTTTCTTTAGTTTGGCTAACTATACTACCTATAGTTCTTAGCATCATATCAGGAGTTTCTGCCATTGAATCTAGCCATCTAGATACAAAAGATATATCTTTATCAGCTTCTGTAACTAATGTTTTAGCAGTAATAACCTTTCCTTTCCATTTACCAAAAGGAACTACTATTCCTTCTCCTACATAAGGTTTAATAAATTCAATAAATAAAGGAACTGCATTTTTATCATAGAATGATTTTAAATCTCTTAATAATTCTGATGTTTGTGTTAATAAAGGTCTTATTCTACTACCAAATAAATTATCTGCAAAAGATTCTTCATCTAATACAGATTCTCTAACTATTTGTAGCATGGGATTATAACTACTAAGATAATTATGAATATTAATTAATATCTTAGCTTTCTCTTGCAATGTTGCAGCAGGATCTTTTAATTTATCAAATCTAGTTTGTAATTGTTGTAAATGTTTTAAAGCACTTTCATTAAACAGAATAATACTCTCTACTACTCTATGTTCATCAAGAGCAGCCTGCATTTTAGCAATAAGTTCTGTCTGAGATTCTTTAAATCTTTCACTTCTTTTTTGATAAATATGTAATCTCTTTAACTCATTTTCAATAAGTTTTTCTGCTGTTTTCTTTAGTTTATCATTTCTTTCTGCTAAATTAAATAACTTATCTTTAAATTTAAGGTTATCAAAACTCATAGAACTTTCTAAAGCTCCTGTTAATATATCTTTAGCTATTTGATTTGCAGTACTATCAGCTTCAATTTTAGCTTTCTCAAAATCTGAAACTTTAAACTTGTTTAAGAAATTTTTTATAGCTTGAATTACTCTTTTAAGCAAGCTTGTATAAGGTTTATTTTCAATAGTATTAACTTCTTTATAATTAATATCTGTACCTCCCTCTGTATTATTACTCTCTACTGGAGCATTTTTATCACTATAGTTATTAAGAAACCCTCTAGCAACTAATTTACCAGCAGCTTCTCTTGCTAATCTAAGTTTATCTCCTGTATAAGCTATAACATAATCTTCATAAGAATCTCCTAATATTTCTCTAGCTAAGTCTTTACTTATAATAAGATTAATTAATCTACTAACTAAAGGATTATCACCTAACATATCTAAAGCTAAGTGAGCAAATTCTTCAGGTAAAGCTGCTTCTCCTTTTTCTCCTTTAGCTAATTTAATCATAGCTATCATTCCATTAGCTAATCTTTCAGCTCCTTCAAAATCAGTAACACCATTAATACCCATTTTCTCCATAGCAGCATCTATTACAGTATCTGCTACTCCTAATCTGTGCATTAACTCTCTAATTCTTTTATTAAGAGCTTCATTATATTCCATTTTTTTAGCTTCTAAAGAATACTCAGGAGTTTTTCTCTCTACTTTAACATTAATATAATCATGGTGAGTATCTTCGGGATTAGTAACTCTTACAACATGTGCTACATAATCTTCTCTAAATTCATTTTCTTTATTAAACTTAATAGCTTTTTGTTTAAGCATTTCTGCATTCTTATTATTATTTCTATAAAAAGCAGGCCTTTCCTGTCCTTTTTTATAAAAACCAATATCTCTATTAAGTTTCTCTAATATTGCTTTTATATCTATAAATTTATCTAATCCTGCTTTTTTAAATAATTCAGATATTAAAGGTTCATTATTATCATCTACTTTTAATTTAGGAAGTATATGAGTAATGAATTTATCACTTTTAGTTCTAAGATAAATATCATTAGCTGTTTTTCTAACATTGTTGGCAAAGGAGAGCAAGTCTTTAAATAACTTGCTCTCTACTACTTCGCCTTTTTTATTCTTTACTTTTGGTATAATTGAACAACTTTCAGGCATAATTTTAAACTTTTACTATTTGCATTTTTTTATTTATTTAAAAAGGGCATGAGGGTTTTTGCTCAGCATCTTTATAATCCTCTTTTGGTTCTACATCATTTAAAGTTGCATTTTCATTTGAATTACTTTCTGAAGTAGCTTTCTTACCTGTAGTAACGCTAAGTCCTGCTAAAGAAGCAAAATAAGCATCATCTTGATAGCTAGCTCTTTCATTAGCTGCATCATAATCAATAGCTTCAGCATCTTGAGAAGCATATTTTTCTACTGCTTGATCCCTTTCTTTATCCTTTTTACTTTTATAATTCTTATCATTAAGATAAATAGAAGATTGCATAGCATCAGCTCCAACCCCAAATTCATATTCAATAAAACTATTAGTATAGCCTAATGGCATGATTCTCTGATATTTAATTGCTCCAGTTGGGCTAGAGCTACTTAGTTTATAGTAAAGCTTTTTACCCTTTACTTTAGTAGCGAAATATTCTACAGGAATAACAATTTCAATACCATTTACTTTTACAATATCCTTTATCAAACCTCTTTTACTTCCAGGCTCTTTAGGATCAATAAATGCTTCAATCTCATCAGCTATTACACCATTATCATCTATGAATTCTATTTCATCATTCTTTATAGTTACTTGAGGAACTAATTCTCTATTATCTAAATGATTTCTAAAGAATTGATCTATAAAAGGTGCATATCCTGCATCCACCATTGTAATAGATTTATTATCTGTAACTTCTTGAAGCTTTTCATTATACCCCTTAATTGCCATTCTAAGCATTATAGGAGCTAAATGAATAAAGGTAGCAGGACCAAATCCAAAACCTCCTCTATAATAACTATATAAGAATAAATTAAAAGCTAATTTATTAGCTTCAGGATTGCTACTATAAGCCAAAGATAGCCAATCTCTAGTAAAGGCTTCTCTTAAAGTTTGAGTTAAATTACCGACATTTTTAAATTGAATAGTAGCTACAGGATTATATCTATTAGCTCTAATAAATTTTAATCTTTTAATAAACTCAATTTCAGCTATATCAGGATTTTCAGATTTTACTCTTTCAAAATAACTAGGAAAAGCATTAATAAAATAATCTCTTTTATCTTTAGAAGTAACATTGTGAGTAACTCCTTCAGAATCTGTAAAGGAACTTTCTCCAAAAAATTCCAAGGAAGACATTATATAAGCAAATAAATCATTATACATAGTGTTTAATGTTTTAGGACTTAATCTTTCTGTTTTAGTAAGTACTTTAACTTCATTCATTACTTCATAAAAAGATCTGGTATATTGAGGAAAATATTTACCAAATATTCTTTCAGACATTACAAGACCTAAATTAAAGAAAGCAAACATATAAGGAAGAGGTTGTTGCAAAGCTTCTTCTCTAAAATGATCCGCATCAAAAACTTCACTACCTTGTCTTGAATAGAATTCTATCACATTGGCTCCATAAAGAGGAAATTTCTCTTTAGAACTATGCTCTAATAAATCTTCTACTTTAGATATTTTATTCATAGTGTGGGCAATAGAAGGACCTGCCGCTCCATTAGGAGTATCAGACCTAGTAGCTGCTACTACTTCTCTTAAAGCCTCTCCTACACTAAATATCTGTTGAAATAAAAGACCTACAGCAGCTTGATTGCCATACCACTCTCTAATACCAGCACTTTCACTATGCTCTAACTCATCTTGAGTAGATTGTCCAGCTCTTTGCTCATAATAAAGATTCTCAGCTAATTCTTCATCTAAGAATTTTCTATTCTTTATAGACTCATATTTTACATTAGCCATTTTTGCTTTATCAATGTATTTCTGAAGAACTTCTTGAATAGCCATTTTCTTTGAAACACCTTTTCTATAATTTCTACTATAGTAAGTTACTATTTCTCTTACAATTGGCTGAGACATTAAAAGACCTATAGTTAAAGGAGTATGTCCTAATCTAGCAAGTAACATAGAAGCATCTGCTGTAAATAGATTCTGACCATTACCTTCCATTACAGGCTCTTTAGCATTATCTACTGAAGCTGCCAAGAACATAGCTACTGTTTTAGTAATTAATTGACCTTCCTCGGTTCTAATATCATGTAGACTGGTATATTTCTTACCATTCAAAGTAAATGCAGCATCATCCATAATACCTAATTGCGTATGCTGAATAATAGCATGATTAGCATTATGATTAGCATAAATAGGAATCAAATTAGCACCTGCCATATTTCTTTGTTGAATATCTACTTGAGTTTTAGGAGATAGAGGGTCAATACTACTATTAACATCAGATAATATATCTTCAAGATCATCTAATGAAGCATTAAATAAAGCTTTAAATAAAGCACTTATATTAGTTGTTCCAAACTTCTCCGCTAAAATATTTGTATCAATATTTCCTTGACTAATATTGTTAAGAATAGATACAATTCTATCAGTCCTTTTTAAAGGATCAAAATTACCAGGATTCATTATTTTACTCATAGTATCAGAGTTTGACATAACTCCATACATCATTTCAAGTAGCATATTATTTCTAGCAGCTCTTGAATTATCTTTAGCTGGTTTATCTAAATCATATTCAATTCTTTCTACAGTAGGTTGTCCTACTTCATATTCACTCTTATGTTGTTTCCATAATTTTCTAATTTCTTTAATACTTTCATCAGCTTCATCATTTTCTCCTTCAAGATTATCATAAGTAGCTGAAATAAAGTTATGCAATAAATTATTAAAAGTTTCTTTATCTATTTTCCTATCTCCTAATTGTTCTCTAAGTAAATCATAAGCAAATTGTTTTCTGTCATAATGTCTTATTACTTTAAATTCAGGAAGTATTAAATATACTTTATCAACCATTTTCTTAGCTTTATATTACTATAAAGATGAGACTATATCTTCACTCTTTATGAGTGCTGTGCATTTCGTGAGATTTTCTTTCTTCACTACTCCAAGGAGATTTGTCATATAATGCTCTTTCTCTTTGGCTTAAATCAAATTGTATTTTATATAACATTGAAGGTACTTGAGATACATAAGGTTTTACTATTTCTATAAATTTCAATCCTTCTTTTGTACCACAGCATATAGAATAACTATCTTCTTTTTTACCTTCATGAAACATGTAAAAATTTATTCCCCAGACTTCCTTAAAATACTCAATAATAACCTGTACTTCTTCTTTAGGTTCACAAGTACTTATTTTAATATAAAAACCATGAACTCTTCCCTCTTTAGATTTTCTTATATTAATATGCCCATCGTCCATGTACCATATAGCCACTCCTAAAGCAGTTAATCTGTTAAGAAGTTTTCGGTTTCCAATTATTTTCTTTTCTTTATAAACCACTCTACGCAAAACTTTAATAAAGGGTATTATATTTAATTGAGTGTAATAAACAGGCACGCCAATATTAAATCCTCGTGTTTTAATATAACTTTTAAGACCGTTGTTTCTTATACCGTGGTTATTTAATTGCTTTATTTTCCACTCTAGATAGTCTTTATATTGTTCTGCATGAGCTATTTTAAATACGTAATTATTGCTTATTGTACCATCTCCTAATAACATTCCTATTAAAAGATTTCTTGAGTCTTTATTAAATTTAGTTTTCATACAATTTGTTATTATCCATATAGGAAATTTTTGTTCTTAAAATTAGTCGTTGAACCTTCCTCTAATTGAGGCTTGGCTGCTGATAATCCTTGACTTTACTCATTAGGACTTCCCAGCAATTAACACAGTTTTACTTCAACATTGTTAGTTTATCGAAGTCGCTGCCTGCAATAGTAGTAATCTCTGCTGGTAGCATAATAGCAGAACCATTTTGCTGTGGTAAAAAGCCTTTAATATAAAGATTAAGCATTGAATATTTATCCTCAGTAGGAGTTCTATAACCAATGATTCTTCTTAAACTATCAGGTAATTTATTTATATCTAATTTACCATCTTTACCCATTAAAGGTTCTATTAATTTTCTAGAATAAGCAGGCAAATAACATTCAAAACCTTCTATTCTTTCATTGCCATTTTCATCTTTACCATATATAATATGTAAATCTTCACTAAGTCCAAAACTACTAACCTGAATAGCAGAACCTCCTCTTGTTTTCTGTTTAGTAACTCTACTTTTAATAATAGAATTAAGGAGTTGCTGTATTCTCATAGATTGAACTGGGTCACACAGTGCTAAATTAAAAGTTCCTGTTTCAGGATTTATAGTACAAGCTCTTCTTAGCTCAATACCATACCTAGGACTACTTCTTAATTCCTCTTGTAAGAGTTTTTCAACATTCTTAATATCAGAAAATTCTTTATCAAGTTCTGTAAACTTCTCAAGGATATTTTCAGTAGTAATTTCATTATATAATTGCATCCATTCTGCTTTTGTTTTCTTTACTGTTTTACCATTTACTTTAAGTTCAATTACAGCTTCAGGAGAAATATCGGCAGAAATCAATTTTCTTAACTGAGTACCTATTCCCTGAAGCATATCAAATAAGTGTTCAGGAGTTCTTGAAGCATTACCATAATCGGCATAATTAACCATGTGTACTACATTAGTATTAAGCTCACCTTTTACTCCAGAAGCTTCAACTAGTCTATCATAAACTTCTTGTCCATTAGCAGCATCACTAATATTAACGACTCCTTGAAGTCCTACTTTAACAGCAGATTCATATTGAATAACATCAATATCGTGCTCCTCCATAAACCTATTAAGACCTGCAAGTCTGCTCTCTTTGCCATTTTCATCTTTTTCTGTAACAGCACTTCCTAGAGATTCATACATTGCAAGTAATAAAAATTCTGAATTTTTATGTTGTACTCCCATTTTAATTTCACCATCTCCAACCCCGGAATCAACTCCATATTGACCATAGAGGAATGGCTTTTGAGTTTGCCAAAATACAAAGAAATCTCCAGCTTCTGATTTTCCTGCTTTAATTCTATGATAGGCTTCCTCCATCTCATCAGTCCAGCTATCTTGCATTATCATCATAGCTCTATAAGAACTAAGACTTCTGTAAGCTTGAGCATCGGTAACATTTACTAAATCAGTTTTAACTAGTGTTCCATTTACTTTTACATATTTTACAGCTTTACCAAATTTATCTGTTATAGTATGATTAGAGTATCCAAATTTAGCTAATATAAAAGCAGCTTGATAATCATTAAAATGTCCTTTTTTCCATTGTTTAATAACCATTTTATGAATATAATCAAGATCAGGAGCTACTCTCATATCATCTTGCACATATACAGTCTTTTCTATTTCTCTTCCTACTCTTTCACCTTTATATACAGCCTTTGTATTAAATCTATTAGTAGGAGTATGTACCTCTTTAATTCTCTTAAAGAAATCGGTAATATTTTTATAATAGGCTAAATCTGTAGCAAGCAATTGAATTAATTGAGAAGAATTAAATTCATGATTATAGAAATATTCTCTTAAACCTTCCTTAGCAGGATTGTTTATTTTTAGATTTCTTTCTAGAGCATTTACTGCGTCACTAGCTATTTGATTATTAGTAACAGCTTCCTCTAATTTAGCCATTGTTTCTGCAAATGTGTTATTAGCAAATTTATCATTTAAAGCTTGCTTACTGGATAACATTTGTTTTATATAAGCTAATCTATTTATCAAATCTTGATCAACTCCTACTTTATTTAATAATTCTATAGCAGCATCTATTGATTTAATAGTTCTCTCATTATATTTTTCACTATAACCAAAATTTAAATATTTATATTTACCTTGTTCTGTTAATTCTAAAGTACCATTGTTACTAACTTTTCTATAAAACTCTTCAAAAGAATCTTCCATTGTATCTTCCAGAGCTTCTCTAATAGATTCTTTTATTTCAGTATCTTGAGCACCTGCTTCTTTAAGCCTTTTAATTCTTTCGATTACACTTTCACCATTATCTTTATACTTATAAGTATTAAGTGCAGGTAAAAATTTAAATTCGGAACCTCCTTTATTAGTTATGATTGTTTTACCACCAGCAGTTTTTTTAGATTGAATATCATAATTAGCTATTACAGCAATACTAGTATCTCCATTAGCTCTTTGATGGTATCTTTTACAGACTGTTTGAATTCTATTATATTCTTGATTAACAAGATTAATCATGTGGTCTAAGATTTCATCTTTATAACCTTTATACCCAGCAGCTTTTGAAGTAGCATCTGTGTATCTTTTCATTCTAAAGAACTCGGCAGAAGGTGAATCGGCAGGAACTGGAAGAGGAATCCAACACCATTGATCATTGGATTTAGTATTTTCAGGTTCTCCCCAATACTCATTTAAAAGTACTAAGGTATAATCTAAATCATCCCATTTATCATATTCTACTTTACCTGAATTAAGTAATACTTTATGCTTAAATCCTTTTCTAAAATTTTCATCAGTAGCTAATAGTTTAATTAATTCATTTTTCCATTCACCTGTTTTCTTATCTTTAAACCAAGAATATTTACCATATTCTTCTTGCATGAATTTTTGAAATCTGGCTTCATCGCCCATAGAATTAGTTAATTTTCTCATCATAATTCCTACATAATTAGGAACAGTGTGAGCATAATAGGACTTATCTCCTTCTCTAGTACTACTTTCAATCATATCTTCCATATAAGGAGCAAATGTCATTGCTACTGAATTATAAGCAGTTCCAAAGGTGTTAAGTAAATCTCCTTGAATTTTATTACCATCTTCATCAGTTTTATCTTTAACTTTGCCATCAGCTACACCATTAAATATAGTGAGCAAACTTGAAAAGAAGCTTACTGTAGGAGATTCAATTGTTAATTCCTTACTAGCAGTTTCTGTATCTGTTAAAGCTTTGATAACTATATCGTCATCAATTTCCATACCAAGCATTTTTAATGCTTTCTGGATTTTATTTAATACAGCACCTGTTGATACTTTAGCATTTTTCTCTTCATTAGTATTAAGTTTATTAAACTGATTTACTAATTCCAAGATCATTTCAGCTCCTTTTTTAGCATTTTCTTTTACTACTTCTCCATTGCTATCATAGATAGAATCTTGTACTAGCATATTACCACTTTCATAATTATCTCTAATCATTGAAGTGATAAATCCACTACCCTCTGTTTTATTAGTTTGGATAGTTTTAGTTTTAACTCTTCCATCATAGCCTTCTTGTCTGGATTGTACCCAATAGTCTAAGAAATCCTTATTGAAATCTTGATAAAAAGCAGAGAATAATTGAGTATCTTGTCTTAAAGCTTTTACAACTTGTCTAATCCAAGGTATTTTTTGACCTGCTTTATCAAGTACAATAAATATATCATCAGGTTCTTGTATTACACTTAATCTATCCATAAGTGAAGCATGAACCATTGAAGCATCTAAATATCTATTAAAACCTAAATCATCTTTATCGTATTTACCTCTATAATTTAATTTAGGTACTGTAGATAAGAATCTTCTTACTTTAACAGATAAAGATTCATGTGAACTAACTTCTCTAAATTTAATCATCCACCCATCTTTAGCTCTATTTTCTTGACCTTCTTCTTCATCATCACTATAATCATTGTCATTAAAATCAGCTTCTCCATCAACCACTGTATCAAAATCAAGTACAATACCTTCAGTTACCATTAATATACAATTGGTTTCTTCAGCTAATGCTTTATAATTATCAACTACTTTTTGATATTCAGCTTTCTTATATGCAGCTTTCTTTTGAGCTATCTCTAATTTTTGCTCTTCTGTGTATTGAGCAGCAGCTTTTAGAGCATTAATCTTCTTTAATTCTGCTTGAGTAAGGGCTTCATCAGAAGCTTCTGCATAAGGTTTAAATACTTCATCTAATATTTGATTAAATATACCTTTTGGAGAATATTTTCTAATAATAAATAATCTATTTATATCCTTCATTGATTTTTGAAGTTCTCTTTGAATCTCAGGATTTTTTTCATTTTCAATTCTTTTTTGCAGTCTTTGCTTTTCTTGTTCAATAAGAGCATCAATTCTTCTACTAAATAAATTAGCTATTAATTGTACTCTATCTCTTCTTTTTTGAGGAGTAAAAGCAGCTTCAACTTTCTCTATCTCTCCAAGAGAAGCAATTCCTGTTGTTTCAGTAGCATCTTTATTATATTTATCTTCCCAAGAGGATTCTTTAGTTGTTTCTGTTTCTCCTCCAGTAAGAGCTTCATTAAGATCTTCTTCTCCAGTAGTTTCTACTACATCACTATTACTATTTAATGATAAAGCTTGATCATCTTCATCTGTAATAGTTTGAGAATTACTAACAGATTTTTTATAAACTTCCTCAATAGCTTTCTTTCCATTTTCAGATAACTCTCTAGTGCCAATACCTGCAAAATTTTGAGTAAGAGTAGGGGTTTCAGTAGCTGTCCATTTACCATCTACATAAGTGTACCAAGTATTAGAATTCTGATCAAATACATAGACTGGCTTTCCATTATCTATAGCCATTTGAACTGCCCAAGCTGTTCCACCATTTATTTTACCATTAACCATAGTGCCTACAGCAAATACAGCATCGGCATTTTTTACTTGAAACCAATTTCTTCTTAATAAATTATTAGTTTTTTCACTATTTGCTGGGAATTTTCTTTTTAACTTTTCATTAGCTTTTTTAAGATGTTCATCTGCTTCAGATAGTTGTTCTTTAGTTAAAGCAGTATTGCCATTAGGTGTTTTTTCTCCTTCAGCATAATAATGATTAGATTTAACTCCATATTTTTCTCCTACTTCTCCCCAATAACTATCAGAACCTATAGCTCCTCCACTGTGATTAACAAAAGTATTTAAATTTTCAGTGTGTTCTACTGGAGAAGACTTTCTTTCAGCTCTACCTATTTCATATTTTAATTGTTGAAGTTTTATATTAAGATAGGAGTATAATAAAGGAGTTCTTTCTTTACTAATCATAGAAATAGCTCCATTAAACAACCCATCTTCACCAGGAAATAGAATTTTAGTGTATTTACCTGTTCTCCATGCTTCAATTATATCTCTAAATTCATCATCAATTACTTTCTTAAATTCTATAAAGTCAGAATCTTGCCATCTACCTGCTTCTCTTTTAGCTCCATCATGATACCATCTTTGAGTGCTTACAGGTTTAGCATTATCTAATCCTCTAACAACAGCAGCTGTTTGTTCAGGAAAATGTTTTCCTTTACCATATTTTTTAGCATATTCTGTATTATCATCAATTTCTCCTCTACCACTATCTCTATCAGTATTATCTGTAAAAATGTGTAAAGTTTTTGAATCTTGATAAGCACTTTGCCTAGTCCAATTTTCCCTAGCTTGTCTGACATATTTTTGACCAGCTGCAATGTTTTCCTTTATTTCAGATATTACTTTAGTTTCTTTAATTTCATCTCTAAATTTAGCTAATTCAGATTTACTAGGAAACTCATTTGTGTTCTTCCTGTTTTGATATAAAGAAATAAGTGTGTCCAAGGTATTAAAAGTTTCATCAGGAAACTGTTGTAACAACTCTAGTTCTTTTGTAATGTTTTCTTTGTTATGTATAATACACATAGTTTTAATATTTAAATATTTAAGTGCAAAGTTAATGTAAATTAATATAATAAACAAGAGATTGTTTAAAAAAATAAGGAGAACTAAATAAATTACTTAGTCCTCCTTACAATATTAATAAGATTAATTACCTAGTTTAGGTAATAAATCTTGGATTTTATTTGCCAATGCTCTAATTTCTGGATGAGCATCAGGTGCTGTTCTTAATTTTAAGAATTTTCTCCAATCATCTTCAAATGCTGTATAAATTACTTCTGTAGCTGTACTTAAAGGAAGTATTTCTCTGGCTTCTTGGGATTTTAAACCCTTATTTAGTAATTCCATATAATCATGTTCAATTACTAATAAATCCATACGCCAAATATCTTCTATTCTAGAAGCACCTGCTTTCGCATCTTTATCATTCTCAGAATAATGAGTTACCCAATAAGGAATACAAAAAGTTAATTCACTATTAAATTTCTTTTTTGAGTAATTACAATAGCGAGTGCTTTGTTCACTTATAGACATTGTTCTATGTCTATTCCACTCTCTTGAAACTGATATAGGGCATATTACTTTAAAAGTATATCTTTTAATATGATAATTTGTAGGTTCACATAAATATTTTAAATCATATTCCCAACCATTCTCAATTATTACTCTATAATTAGTAGTAACAAAATAAATTAAATCACTTCCTATATGTAATATATTAACTCTAGAATATTGATTAAATTTATAGTGGTCTAAAACACAATCAATAATATCTTCTTCTACAGTACTTTTAATACATTTTAAATATATAGTTCCATGTTCGGAAACAGATAAATGCTTATTTAATTTAATTCTTTCTATGAATTTAATATAAGAATCTTCTGTAATTTTATCTTGAGATTTATAACAAGTTCTACCACATAGTTCTATATGCTTTAATATTCCTTCTAAACTATTCTTTTGAATAATAGGTTCTACTTTAGGCTTCACTAAATTCATTGCAAAATTTCTTTAAATCTTCAACATTCATTAACCCTGTATATCTTTTTAAGATATTACCTCCTACACCTTCTATAATAGTAGTAGGTACTCCTGTAATTTTATACCTTTCAAGAACAGCTTCATCAACTTCCTCAATATCTATGCTTTCATGTTCAATACCCGCAGTTTGAAAATTTCTTTCAAGTACTTTACAAGGACCACAACTTTGTCTATAAAACTTTATTATTTTCATATATTAATAACTTATAGCATCATGATAATTACAATCTGGATCATTACTATCACCTACTTGATGATCCAATAACTGACAATATGTTCCAGTATAATACTCGCATCTATTACAATTGCTTCTATTCATACTACTCTTTTATAACTTCAAATTCATCTAAATTCCACCCTTTACAATCTTCTACCGCACTTTGAAGACATATAGGCATTTTAGCTGCTTTTAAGTCTAAATCTACTTTAAACATTTCATCAACAAATCCTGCAAGATAAGGAGGCAGAGTTACTTGATCACAGACTGCTTTATTTAAATCACAATCACTATAATCATTTACTTTATAGTACTGTTCCCCATCATCTTCTATTGAAGTAGTATAATCTTTAACTAGAACTTTAATTGTTTTACTTATAGTCATTGATACAGTAACTTCAATTTCTTCTTCAGGATTTTCTTTTTCATTATAAGGAGCTTTTGGGTCATTATAAGCTCCTGCTGGATAATATGCTGAATCTTTCATATTAGCAAAATTCTTTTTTAGCCCATCTTAAACCATCATTAATAAATTCATGCTCATAAGGATTGTAACCTCCTTTTTCTTTATTATAAGACTCTAGGGTATATCCTTTACTAAAGCTTTTTATATCTTCTTTAAGCTCTTCAATACTATAAGAATCTCCATACTCATCAAGAAGCTCCCATTCACCTGATTCTAAAGAAGCTTTAATAAAATTCAATAATGACTTTAAAGTACATTCATATTGAGGATTCTGTTGAAATAATATTTGCCATCCAGCAGACCTTTTACAAATATGAATTTCTTTACCTAAATTATCTATTTCTTCTTGAACTAAATCACGTATAGCTTCTAAATCCCAAGTATTATTGCATTTAGCAACTGTGTTACTAAAGGCTTTAGAAATTCTTTTAGTATCTACTTCTTTAATTTTCTTTACTAAGTATATATTAGTTCCCATGACCTAAAACTATATTATAAATAATATCTCTAACTTCTTTTATCTTTTCTATCTGAGTGGGAGAGTATTGTTCCAACTCTCCACACTCTTCTTCAAACAGAAAAGATTCTATTTTATTAAGCAATTTCAAACTATGTGGTGCTTTAGTATAATTCTTTAAACTAATCTTTAATCCCATCTTTTAATTGTTTAATTCTATCATTAATATACCAAATAGCCTTTTCAAGGTCTTCAATTTCTTTTTGTTTATCATTAAGACTTACGTCTTTCTTTAAACCTGCTCTCCATAAATACTTAATAGCATTACCTATAGCAAAACAATAATGTCTGGCAATATCTATACACTCAACTCCTGAAGGATGTGTAGTATAATGCTTAGGATGATTTACATTATCATTTGTAAGTAGATTATTATAGTATTCAATTCTATCTTTAATATTAGGACTTGTAAATTCTTTATTCATTATTTTCTTTATTTATAGCCTCTAAATATTTATAAATAGCATCTACCGCTTTATCAGGTAGTTCTTTAGCTTTATTATTAGATTTTACATAGTCTATTACCGAGCCTACACCGTAAATCATGTATAACTCATTTTTTGAAGGAACAAATACTGCTATTAATAAGCTACTGAGCATTATAGATGTAGATATAATCATGCTCTTTTTATGTGCTTTATTAAATAGTCCATCTCCTTCTAAGCCATCTTGTAGCCAACTTGCTCCTATAATAACTGACATTACTAAAGATACAGTAAATATTATCCAAATAAGTACATTGAATTTTCCTAATACAGTAATCCAATATAAAGTTTCCATAATTTATTTCTTTAAAGATCCTGGTTTAGTAGTTGCTTTTTGGTCAGCAGGAGACATAGATTCCCATGCTTTTTGTCTAGCTTTTAATCTTTCAATACGATGTTTGTACTTCATAATTATTATTATTTAATTGTTTTTGAATATTACCCATAAATATCTTGCTCCTATCTCTACATTATCTATTGTATGAACAATAACATGTTTACTACAATTATTTTGATATTCTTGTAAAGCATATCTAAGATAAGTTTGATGCTTTGAAGTTGTAGCAGAATATTTAGTTGTATTTAATATAATAGTGATATAATCATCATCTTCATCCACAATTTCGCCTATACAAGTTTGATAAGAGAAGATTCTTTTAGCATTACAGTATAAATTACTACCATAGTAATCTCCATTACCTTCAAAGAACTTTTTACACACGTCTCTATTTCTCATAAGATATTATTTTTATTGCAAAGTTACAATTATATTTCATATAATACTCCTATTTAATAATGTTTAACTTAGTGAATCCAGTAAGTAGGTAGACTACCATCCTTTGCTCTTGAAATATCAGCATCTAACTTACACCTAGTACAAAAATAAGCACCCGCATTTACCATACAATTATATAAAGCAGTAGTAACTTCTTCTGCAATTTCTTTAGGGGCTTCACAATTTACTTCATCGTAGGGAGTTACGCAAATCAATACTTTAAATAATAAATTATTCTTTTTGAGGTATTCAAAGAAATTAATCATAGTTACTCTAAGACACATTGATCCTGTAGCTTGAATTCTATAATTAATACTTTGCTTTTCAATATCTGATTTTCTTTTAAAAAAATGTTTAACTTTTTGTACAGTATCACATTCAGGAGAATTAGCTTTCATATCTCTATAGTATTCCCAAAATCCAGGAGTTTTAAAAGATTCTTTATCTTTCATTAATTGCTCATAATCATAAATAAAAGCTTTATGCCCAGTTTTAGGATTAAGAAGAATATAACCTTTATCTACCCAATCTTTTCTACAAAAATCTTGATATTTTTTTAGTCCAGAGAAACCAGACATATAGTTATTATATATTTTTTGAGCTTCTTCAATAGGAATACCTTTATTTTTATGAATAGTATCTGCGGTTCCCCCATAATTAATTGCAAACTCAATTCCCTTAGCTTCTTGTCTAAGATTGTGATACTTTGTACTAATTTCTTTAATAGGAGTATCTCTTGGAATTTCCATATAACTAATATAGGCGGTAAGACTATGAACATCCTGAGAGCCCACAGTTAATTCTTTAATAAGAGCCTCATCATTTGCTATAGATGCCATTAGAAAAGTCTCTTGTCCCTTATAATCTAGTGAAATCCAGCAGTTTCCTTCTTCAGCAATAAAACAACTTCTAGTCTCTGCATCATGTGGTAAATTTAGTAAATTAATATATTCAGTATTATTAGCTTTATCTTTACCACCTGATGTTAATCTAGTAGTGTCTGCTCCCATTTGTTGATAATTGGTATGAATTCTACCACTTACTGTATTAATTTGTTCAATAAAATTTTCCCCATAAGTACTAACAACTTTTTGAGCAGCTTTATAATCAAGATAAATAGGTGCTAAAGATGATATATTTTTTTGAGGTTTTATTATTTTAGCATCTACAGAAGCTTTCATTTTTCCAGTAACTTTATCTTTAACTAAAAGTTCAAACCCTAAATCTTTTAATAAAGGAATTACTTGTTGTGCGCTATTCCAATTAATAATACATTGTGGGTCTGTAGAAAATCCAGAAAATAAATCTCCTTGTAAATCTGTATAAGTAAATCTACTATCATTAGGATAATGCTCTACAACCCATTTATTAAGATTAGCTAAACTAGTATCAAGCTTTTCTTGGTCTCTAGCCATTTTAGCCTTCCACTTGTTTAAATCTAATTTAATACCACAATATTCACAATATGCTAATGGCAAAACAAACTTATTTTCATATTTAATTGCAATGTCTAAACCCTTTTCTTTAAGCTTTATTAATTGAAGATTCATTATTTCTTCGAGATATTCTACATCTTTAGCACTGTAAATTATAGTTTCCTCAACAAGTCCTTTATAAATAATTTGCCCTCTAATAGATTTATCTAACTCAATATTTAAATATTCCTCTCCAGCAGATTTTAATGACATACTATGAACTCCTGTAGGATAACCTAAATACATAAGCTTTTCAGCTAAAAATCCATCATAAATATTATTAAGTACAATACCTTTTCTGAATAACCATTTTAAATCAAACTTAGCATTCCACAATAAAAACAGTCTATCCGATTCAAGAAAACTTTTATATAATTTAATATCTATAGTAGAGCAATCTATAACTACTTGAAATTCTTTACAACCTAATTGACAAGAAAGTAGTTTGCCAGTCCAGCAGTCTAAACTATTAGTTTCAGTGTCTAGACCAACAATACTTAATTTAGATAATAGGGATAGACTTTCATCTACCCCTATAATCTTATAAACATTATTATTAAACAGCTCTTGATTTTTAGTTACTAGATAAATCATAAACTATAATATTTTTCTTCCATTGTTATCTATATAGTCATCAATAATTTTGCTAGTTTTAATAATTTCTTCTTTTATTGTTCTTTTATGAGTTTTAATATTAACATTTAAGACAGTTATAACTAGTCCATTTAAAGAACAAACAAGTTGTGTTTTAAAACAAGGAATAATTCTACTTTCTTTATTATCATTTACAGCCCTTATACCTATTACAACATCATCTAATGTTATATCTTTTGGTAATCTTAAATTATTTAAATAATCTATTAGATATTGTGCTGTAACTGCATTACTAGGAAATTTATCTTTCTTTGTATAAAAATTATTCATTTTTTATTTTTTACTATAAGCACATAAAGATTCAAAATCTAGTATATATTTATATTTAGTAAAGAATCTATTACCTAAGACTCCATGTATTTGTACTCCTGTAGATGCTTTAATATCTGCAAAAGCTTGTTCCATAGATGAAACATGAAAAACATTTTCAAATCCAATATTTCTATAAAACATATTTAATTTTATAGCACTGGTTTCTCTTTTTTCACCATCAATTCCTGTAAAATAAGCTATTTCAGATTCAGCTATTTCACAAGGAATAGTTTCTACTACAGAAGCATTAATATAAGATACATTACTTCCTGAATCTAACATTAAATTAAGTTTTTTATCTCCAACAGTAAATGTTAATATAGGAAGCTCTACTAAATCAAGAGCTTCTTTAAAAGACATTCTACTGTTATTATAGTCCTCATAGCCATTAAGACAAAATGCTACTACAGATATGAGTAGCAAAATTAAAATAATGTTTAATATAATCATTGTTTACCAGTACTACCAAATCCACTTCTATCATCATTTCCCAAACTGTCTACCCACACAAATTCAATTTTATTGGTAAATAACCATTTAATCTTTTGCCATATAGTAGCTTTTTGGCTCAATTGAATTCTGAATTGGCACACTCTATCTCCTTTATTAATAGTAGATGGTTTAAAAGCTAATATAGGCAATTTCCATTCATCATTATCACCACAATAGCTATTATCAATCACTCCGAAAGAATTAGCTTCTGTAATTCCCCATGTTTTAAAGGAACTACTTCTAGGAGCCATAATAGCTTCATAACCTTTAGGTAACTCCATTGCAATTCCAAGTGGAATAAGATAGTTTTCTATTTTTAAGTCTCTATAACTTGTAGTAACTCCATCTACAGTAATTCTTTTTCTACTGCTTACTTGAGGATAACCTGTAGTTAAATCTTCAGCAGCTCTTAGATCTATCCAATCACCTTTTTTAGTTGCTTCAAAAGCGCAACCTTTAGTTATTTCTTTTACTTTTATTTTCATTTTTATTAATTTTAAAACCACTAACTGTATATTTGTTATCACTGTCATCTCCTAATTCAGCTAATGCCGATTTAGATGTTGTAGAGTTTATAATACGATATATGACTATACCAAATATTTTAAATTCTTTTATTCTATAGCACACATTTTCTAAAGCATATTCATCATTAGTTATTTTTATAAAACACATAAGTAATATCTTTATCTATTTTACCTTTTTTTATAGAATACATTCTTTGATTAGTAGTACTTTTATTTAATCCTCCTAATGAACTTATATAAGGGCCTATTTTAATGAAATCAAAATATTTTAAATCTATTTCTTTTGGAATTTTATTATATCCAGTATAATAAGCTATCTTTAGATTAAAAGTATTTCGTACTTTTTTTGCTAAATAATTAATATCTTCTGGATATTTCCCTTCTCCCATAAAACATAAGCAAGTAATTCCTTGATTTTCATTAATAATTTTAAACAATTCTTCTTTAGTAAGTAAGGTTCCTTTGTCTTCTATAAGGTATTTAGAATGACAATCTTTACATTTTATTTGGCAATCACTAATTGATATTGCTAATGTTATTTCATTAGGTATTTCAGAAAATACTATTTTAGAATCAACATATTTTATCTTGCACATTAGTATAAATTCTTTTACTAGCTTCTATCTGTCTATCTTTTCCAAAAGCTTTTATAGGTCTTAAATAACCTATAACTCTTGTATATTGAGTAATATCTTTACTAGCACATTTAGGGCATTCTTTTATTGGATGTTTTGTAATATAACCACAATTTTCACATTTACTATTAGGAATATTGAAAGTAAAATAATTCGTTCCTTGTTTAACAGCAAAATCAAGTAATTTTAAATACTGCTCTTTACTTAAATGATCTTCCAGATTTATATGGGCAGCACTTCCTCCATCAGTGTATTGATAAGTTTTTCTTCCATGAAGAATAAATTTATCTAATACTGAAGTATTATCATGAGCATTATAAAAATAGGAATTGTATAAATTTCTATCATTAGGAACATAGTATCCGTCTTTTTTATCCCAATTATAATTTTTACTTCCTAATCCTTCAGCAGGCACAACTTCACTATTAAATAGGAAAGGTTTCTTCTTATCATGAATAGAGTGAAGTTTATTTTGCTCCTTAACAGTACTAAGAATGAGCTGTAAAAACTTAAAGTATTCTTTATTGTTACCTACAGTTAAACCAAGGAACTCAGCACCTTCATTCAGTCCGTTAAGCCCAATAGTGCTATACAGCTTAGAGATGTAGATATAACCACCATTAGAAGACGCAAACATTTTTTTATCCTCCATTTCATATAGCATTGTTTTATATGTAATATGATATTTATAAACTCTTTCAAGAATATCAATTAAGTATTTCTTAATTCCATTATTTATCTTTTCAGAGAATTCCGTATATAATTCTTTAATATCTTCTGGATTACTGCAAAAAGCTTTTATACAATCTTGAATTATTCTATTTATATTTAGGGTAATTACATTACATGAACCAGTCATAACACCAGTAAGTCCGGAAGTAGGATTGAAAGTGTTTTCAGTCAGCTCATTTTTGAGTCTACAACATGAAGCCAAACTGTCAGCACTATCAGAAATATAAGTAAAGAAGCTATGTCCTTCTGCATACATTTCTGCTGTAAAATTCTTATAATCTTTATCTATAATATCATTGCCATCATGTACCATTGCCATTGTCTCCACTGGAAATGTTAATATCTGTTTAGTTCTGAGTTTATTAAAAAACTTCATAAACAATTTTTGTAATGTATCAATAGCTTTCCATTCAGGTTTAGTTCCGTCTGGGTAATAAAAGTTTTCAAATAGTGAGTTAAAATAGACACTGTCATAATAACTTATATTAGTAAACGGACTTTGATAACTTCTATTTCCAGCTGGTTGATTAATACCATAAATAAACTGTTTAAAAGCTTTATAAATATTATCTTTTATTGTGCGTTTAATGATACTATGTTCAGTAGTAGTAATACAGTCTAATTTGTTGTACCAATTATTTCCAAATTCTTTAATAATATAATAATTTAATACTATAAAATATTCTCCAAAAGCAACGGCTCCTTTACATTGAGATGAAAGTAAAAAAGTTAAATTAGTTATTTGACCACTAAAAGACTGTAAATCATTTGGAGGAGAAGGAGTAATACCGTCAATATTACCAACACCTTCCAACATTAATGGGTATAAACTAACTGCCATACAATATTGTTTTAATGTTGGAGTGGTGGCTTCATCATGAGTATAAATTATATGGTTATTTAAGTCACTTTCATATTGTTTTGATACCTCAGGGAATAACTCATTTAATTTATTTTTCATTCTTTGCCTTTGAATAATTCTATTATTCTCTTTATACACTTCACCCTCAAGATTTGCAATATTTTTTTGAGTTACATTTGCATTAGAGTCAGTTTCTGAAGAAGTAGCTGCATTATCTTTAGAATTTTCATACTTGTGCATGTAATCTAGCCTTTCTCTAATAAATCTGGTTTCTTTATGTTTTTCTCTATATAATATAAAGGCTCTAGCTTCTTTGAAATATTTATATTTCATTAAAAGCAACTCTATTCTATTTTGAATATCCTCTACTTCTATGGGAGAACATAGAGTCCCAAACTCATTCAGAGCTTTTATTAATTTATTCGGAATTTTAGAATTACATTCTTTAAAAGCATTATTAACAGCTAAAATAATTTTTTGTAAATTAAATTCTTCAATATTACCATTTCTTTTAATTACTTCCATTTTATAATGTGTTTAACCATTCTGACAAATTATTTCCTTTATCTTTTCCTATGTTTATATTAATAGGAGTTTTAGGTTTATTAGTAAGATACCAATTTAATTCATCTCCTATTGCAATAGGATCTCTCATTACTATTTGATTATAAATACCAAAAAGAAGAGTTCCAACTTCTTTAGTAAAAGGACAATCCCAAACTAAAGGAGTAAGAGAATCTTTGCATATTACAATGTCCTTATAATCTAATATTTTGAAATCTTCAAAGAAATCATCTTTCTCAATATTTTCCTGTAAAATTTTAGCATAAAGACGATTTTGTATTTGGTAATTCCATTCTACAAAACTTTTATAAAAATCCCATTCCTTTTTATGACTTGTTTTTAAATCAACAGGTTGTATTGTTTTGTTTTTATAATCTACTATAAGTAAATCAAACATACAACGATAATTGACTCCTTGAATTTTAGCTTTAAATTTTAATTGATAATATCTTTTTATATCATCAAAAGGATTATCAGGGGCAAAATAATAGCTGGTAGTATCACTATTTTTAAGAGCATCTACAGCATTCATTACATCGTTATAAGTATCAGAACTTATTAATATTTTATCTTTTGATATTCCTAATAGTTCATAATACTTACTACCTTGCTCTTTAATAACTTTAACCCTAGTTTCAGGTCTCCAATTAGCTCTATAACTAACTCTTTCAGTAATAGTAATAATGCTAGAACTATCAATATCATCAAGCGAATTATAAATTTCACCAAATTCATTGAATATTTCTTTTACTACATTAACAACACTATCATCAATCTTTGGAAAAGAAGCTACTTCAAATCTAGAATTAAATTCTTCCATTCCTCCAGTTATAATAGCATCAACAGCACTACCAAAAGTTAATGAAGGTGATTCTACTTTATCAAATAAAGTATTTAAACCATTAAATCCTGTCCTTTCATATTTAGCAAGAGTGGAATAACTTAAAGCAGGATCTTTTCTGTATTCTTCTTCAGTAACATTCCAGCTAATATCTTTTAATTCTTTATTTTGCATAGTCCTTAATTATTTCAACAGCTTGCATTAACTGTTTTTTAGTATATATTTCAAAATAAATTGATTTTTGTCCTGTATATTCTAATTTATTATCTAAGTATTTAATAAATAACTTCTTCTTTATATAAAATACATCATTTTCAATAGATTTCATTTCTATATAAACATCTATATCTTTATATTTAAAATATAAATCAGGAGTATATCTTATTCCTACTATACCTGCTTTTTTTAAAATAAGCATTTTAGGACTGTTAGGATCTCTTTTATTTCTTTGAGCATCAGTTTCTCTATCATAGAAAGGTGTTACAGGAGTAAATCCATCCCAAAGAGTAAATGTTTTGGGTTCATAAGAAGGATTAAATCCTTGCTCAAGAAGATAGTTGTAAGCCATCTTCTCAAGCATAGATTTAAATGTAATATTACCTAGTTTACATTTTGTAGCATTTCTAATCTTTTTATTTTCTGACATTTTCTAAAATAAATTTTTATATACAGGTTCCAAGATTTCCAATGCTCTTTCAGCTTCTTGCCTAGTTCTAAATGCTGCAAAATTATTAAAGTTCTTAATATCATTATCAACTTTATAAATTTTACCATCAATTGAAGATACTATAAAAATAGATTTACATTTTCTAATATGATTTAAATATTTCTTATCAAATTCAATTGCAATCTCCTTTAGGAGAATAGTAAAAGAAGTTGAAGGATTAAGTTTATCAACATCATCTAAAATGCAAGCTACTTCTTCAGAATTTAGTCCTTTTCTTTCAGCTAGTTTGATAATATAATAAGCTAAATGATCTTCAATAATCTTTTTAGGAGCATTATCTTCATAAGATACTTGAATAATTTCATCTTGAAGCAACTCAGGAATAGAATCATCATTAATCTCAATTTCTTCATGAATCTTTCTATTACCTTCAGTGTACTCGGAAACAATTATATCTCCAATATTTACTTCTTCACCGTTTTTTAAATAAAATTTTCTTTTCATATTATTATAATAAAAATTTAATGTCCTCTATATTATCTAAAAGTACTTGATTATAATCTTCATTGGTAGTATTTATATTAGGTACTTTAGGTTTTACAATATACCTATTTAAATCACTTTCAATTGTAAATATTATTTTATTTGATTCTAATGATAATTTATTAATACCTCTATTATAGTAATCTGTATTAACTTCATGTCCTATATATGACGGCATTACTTTATTTACTATATATCTGTACAAAGCATCTTTCTTTTCTGAAAATAAATCTGGACTAAGTTTAACTATGTATTGTTTATAATTTATTCCTTTTGTATCATTTAGCTTCCAAGTACCTCTTACTACAGCTAATAATACTATATTATAATTAGAATCTAGTAAAATTCCTTTTCCCCCATAATATGTTTTTCCTGTTAAAGTAACAATTTTTAAAAGTCTATCACTGAAACTACGCTTAAAAAAAGACTCCAGTATCTTTTCAGATTTCATATTTTTTACTATTGTACTTCTACAGAATAAAGGTATTTCCAGTGCTTTTACTTTCTTATTATAGGTTAGCTTTTCAACCATCAGACTTTCTACTAAGTCTTTACCAAATACAGGAATATCTATATAATCTTTAGTTAAGTCTACTTGAAGAAACCTTTGATAACAAATATTATCATTTAGATTAATTCCATATTCTTGTACTGGAACCTTGTCAAAATCATTGTAATACAAACTAAGAAAAGTATTATATAATGAATAATTCATTGTTCTGCTGTAATATATAAAGTTTCTGCATTATAAGAAGTATAAAAAGGCAAATATCTAGGAACATTTGGATTTAAATTATTAACTATAAAATTAACAAATAAATTAACCATCATAGAACCTATCATACTAGCACAAAATGAAGTTTGCTTATAACTACAAATAGTTTGATCAGCTTCAGAATCATTAAATAAGAATTCTGTTTTATATCTTTTTATATTATAAGTATCATCTCCTGTGATACACAATATTTGAAATTCTTCTGCTGCTAATCTACCATCAATAAGTAAGCAATTCTTTCTATCAGTATCCTCTTTACGACTAACATGATTTTCCCAAACTTTAAAGAAGGTCTGTCTTGCTTCCATATTATCAAAACCACAAATCATAATATCAGCAGCTTCTGTAAATATAGAAAACTTTTCCGGAACACTAAAAGCACTATTGTAATTAGAATAATTTCTTATAAAATAATTAATAGCATCTACTTTTTGTTCATTAATATCTTGCATTCTATATAGCTGTCCTGAAAGATTACTGCTTTCTACTATATCATTATCATATAAGAATAAAGATTTAGGCTTCATTCTTGATAATAGAAAAGCAACAAAACTACCTATTCCTCCTAATCCTGCAAGAATTATAGTTTTTTGTTGAACAGCCTCAAACCATGTAGCCGAACTAAATCTTGAGGTAGTTTCATCAATATTATATGTTTCAGAATTAATTGGAATTTCAACATGATTATCTTCAATAATATTTTCAGTAGAGGTATTTTCCTCATGAGCTCTTTCAGTAGCTGCTACTAGTAGCTCATTTTCTTCTTGAGTTAAATTTGATGATAATTCATCATTTATAGCTGCATTGTTTTCATTCATATTACTAAATAATTTTCAAGTTGTTCAATCATATCATTAATATAAACATTTTGTGGAAATTTATTCAAAGCATTAATAGCATCATTAGCTACAATATAGGCTAATTCATCACTATTTAATCCTAAATTACTTAATTCAGGATCTTCTATTTCCCATATAAGATAGTCAATAAAAGTATATATCCACTGACTAAAGCTTTCTTCATTTTTAAATCTTCTAGAGTAAACCTCTTTCATCTTAGATACCCATTTATCAATATCTAATTTATCTACTCCTACAAATAAGCTTCCAGTAAGTAATTGAACTACAAATGCTTTAAGTATATCTTCATTTAAATGAAAGTTTTTTAATTCTTCTTCTTGTATATTCTCTAAAGTATTTAAGCTATCTTTCTTGATACAATTACTTATTGAATTTAATACTTTCTTAGATTTATTTAAATCATCAAACAAAGTAGGCTCATCATCCATATTAAATTTTGGAAAAACTCTCTTTTCAGAACTTAACTCTGGTTGTTTAATTTTAGTAATTTCTTTAGACTTTTGAATTTCATCTAATCTATTTTGAATATCTTCAAATATATTAGCTCCTTCTTTCTCTATTTTAAGATAGTACCATTCAATATTATCTTGAATATCTTTGTATTCTTTATGAGCATTTTTAGTACCTTGATCAAAGAATTCATAAGTAGCTAATTCATTAATATTTCTTATATATTTTACTTTTCTAGTAATAGCAGCAGTATATGTACCTGCATTATTTACTATAAGAGAAACAAAATTATTAGTACTATGACCTTCAGATGCTAAAGTAGAAGTGTCTGTATGACTAAAGAAAGTACTCATTTCATGATGAGAATGAATTAAACCTGTTTTACAACTAAGTAATTCAGGATTTTCTGTCATATAACTGATTACATCAGGATTCATTTCAAATTCTGTATATCCTGTAGTACCAATATCCATAATAAAGATGTCTACACATCTAATGATAAGACTCTCATCTTCAAAATTACCTTCATAAGTGTAAAATAATATACCCGACCACTCTATATTAGAAATTTTAGAGCAAGTATATCTTATTTTACTTTCTACATCCTTAGGAATAATCATTTTATAAATAGATGACTTCTGGTTCAATTTCGGTAGAGTCTCCTGAACTTTCGCTACTTTTTCTTCCATATCTAAAATTTAAAACTTTTAATATTGACGTTAATATCCACAATGCAAACTTATCATTTATAAAATAAAGAGTATTTTTAGATTCTTCTTTAATATTAGTAATATTAAATGTATAATCTTTACCTTTAAAAGTACAAATTTTAATCCCTATATATTGTTTATAATTATTAATACTTCTTCTATTATCAGGTATTATAATTTTATTTTCACTAATATAACCTTCATAAATAAATCCTTCATCTTTTAATCTAGAGAATGAAAAACTTATCTTTTTATCATTATATTGTTTATTATACCATTCTATAAACACATTACTTATACAAAGCATGTATTGAGAGTAAGACATTCCAATCCCAAAAGAACTATTATAATAATTAAATTTTAATACTTTCTTATTTAAAAGATATTCTAAGAAATCCCTTCTATCTTCAGAATTAAGTAATCTACAGTTTAAAACTTTGTTTATCACACAGAAATCGTGTAGTGGGACGCCTCCTTCTGAATTTCCTATTCTTTCCAAGTGCATATAAGGAGTACCTGCAACAGATTCTGTTTCTACATAATTTTTTAATTCAAAACAAAATAATTCCCAAAGATTTTCATTAAACTCTCTCTTAAGATTATTACAAGTCTGTACTATAGGACCAGTACCTAAACAACCATATCTAAATGTTGATAGATTATAAAAATCAATACCATTTAAGTGACTGTGCATATAACTACTTAAAATCTGAGCTTGGGTATATTCAGATCTATTAAATCTAGGACTATCTTTTAATCTACCATCTGTAGTTAGGCTTATTTTTGCAAAGAATTTAGAAATATCTACAAAATGATCATATTCATTAGTAACTCTTACTTTTGGGAAATAAACTAATATATAAGAATTTCCTATAGTGTTATTGGTAATTGTATTATAAGTATTGAATTTATTTAAAGATTCTATTATTGTTTCAGTAGAATCCTCATATTGTATATACTCTTTATCACAAGGATCTACTGTTATTTCATGTTTAAGCACATATAAAACAGATTTTACTAAGTAAAGTTTAAAATCTTCCAGTGTTTTTGCTCCTTGAAAATCTACGAAGTTTTCTCCATAAAATTCTTTAAATATTTCATATACTTTTAAAGGACCTTCTATAATTTTATTGTATAGTTTCTCTATTTCAGAATCTAATTCAGGAGATAAAATAGGGCATTTTAGTTGCATATCTAATAATGTTTAAATAACAAAGCTTAAATAATACTAGAATAAAAAGGTAAGAGTAATAATACTCTTACCTTAAAATATATATTAACCTTAAATCAAGTCTTTTAGCATATCATCAATATCCTCTTTTGAATATGGAGATTCGAGAACAGGATTCTTTTTTATTTCAACATCTTTTCTTTCAATAGAAGTTACATCTCTTTCAAGAACTTCCATGACATCATCATAAACGTATTCAATACCTTCAACATCCTCAAGTGCATTTGCTATAATATTAATAGCTTGCTTGATATTTAAAATATCTTTACGAATATTTTTAAGCTCTATTTCTTCTTTCAGCTTGCAATTAGTTTCAATACTCTTATTTTCTACATTAGAAGTTTCTTTAACTTCTTCTTTCTTACTGGCAATTGGGTTAGCCGCACAAGGAGTAATACTATTAATATAACTAGTTACAATCTTATTAAGATCTTCAGTTTTACATTGTGTATAATTTCTATTAAAAGTAGAAATACATTTATCTTGAAGACGATACTTTTTAATCAAAGAATAAAGATCTGCTCTAGTATAAGCTCCTGATTTAATTTTCTTCTTTTGTAATGATAGCATAATTACCAGTTCATTAGTAATAGTTCCTTTATAAGGAACATCGTGAGGCAATATTGAATCATCTGTTTTAAGCTCTACTCTTGCAGTTCCCTCATAAAATGCCATATTAACATAACTAATATTATTAGCATCTAAATCTGCTTTCAATTCTCTCAGAGTAGTAGCTGAAGACATAATAACTTTTGTAGATTGCGTAGCTGATGAAACTACAGTAATTTTACGTGATTCCATTTTTTTTAAATTATTAAATGATTGTTAAATAAATTAATTAAATTAGTTTTAAACTTCTCTTTATTTTGAAGAAATACAAAATACTCTGCAATATCTTTTCCTCCTTCAAATTGTGGTAATACCACATTGATAAATCCAGTTTCTTTTGCCAATCTTTCAGCATCTATTAAACCAGGTTTATCATTATCTAGACATATAAAAATTGTTTTAAACCTTTTTTTTAATTCAGTAATTGCAGTATTACTGATTTTATATCCTTCTCCTTGTATATATACTGAAGGAATACCTGTATTAGCCCATAGACATAAAGCATCTTTTAATGAAGAGCATATACATATATTATCTCCATTTTTAGGTACTTTAGTCCATAAGCCAATTACAGATTTATCATGAGAATTACACCATTTAAAACCTTTTGAGTTAAAAGGCTGATATATTTTTAAAGTAACTTTATCTTCTTTATGCTCGACAAAGACATAAGCATATTTATCAGCACCTAGTACAAATTTATTACCTCTTTTTATTATTATTTTATGACTTATAGGATATACTTCTGCATATTTAAGCCATTGTAAAGTAATGCCAAATTGCTCCCAATAAATAATATCGTAAGTCTCCCAATCTCTTGTTTTACAAAGTAATTTAGATTCATTTTTATAATTACTTATATTTCTTACAAGACAAGGATTACTTTTTCTAATATTATTATTAACAGTAAAATGACATAAATCCTTTTCAATATGAAGCAATACATCTTTGAACTTCATTCCCCACATCTTACTCAATAAATCAAATGTTCCTCCAGATTCTCCAGTAGAGAAATCAATATAATGGATCTTAGTACCATCTGTACTATAAAGCCCAAGAGAGGGGTTTTTATCCTCTCTTATAGGGCTATTAATAACACATGGTACCTCTTTCACATTTAAATAATATGATAATATATCAATTTCAGTTACTTGAGTAAGAATCTCATCTACTCTAGTAGTTCTAGATCCTGTACTAAATGCCATAATTAGATTATTTTATATATTTAATTTTTTTTACCAAGGCAGATCATCGTGTGCTGTCAAAGGAGGATTTTCAAAAGTATCAGCTTCTACCTCATACTCCTTTAGAGAGCAAATATCAAATACAGTGTTAGGATAAGCACCTGCTGCTTTTCTTTCTTCAAGAGCAGCAGTAAGTTTACTCCAATCATAAACATTGTTTTTTAATACCATTTCTTTAAATACATCTTGATATTGTCCCTTTTCAGTAGTTTTAACACCATAAAGAAATTGCGCTTTATTATTAGGTTGAAGATTAACAATATCTACAAGTTCTTGTATATTTCCTTTAAAATACTCTGAAATATTCTCCAAACCAGCCTCACACTCAGCTAATTCAGCACCTGTTTTAGGACTATAGGAATTATCGCTATTACGCTTAACAGTAGAGGGAATACCAAGATAATTAATAAGAAAATTTACAAGGTTTTCTTCTCCTACAAATGCAGGTCTAAACTCTGAATCAATATTAGCAGGACCCTTGGAATATTGAGGAACAGTGTGATTCTTAGCTTCTTCAATAGTAGCCCAAGCAGTTCTACCATATTTATCAATTACTTGTACTTTAGTTTTATCTCTATTATATCTTACTGAATTAGAAAGATAATAAGAAAGCTTAGAAATAGTCTCAATACCATTGTTACTTTTAGGATCTGTCTTTAGAATAAAATCTATTCTAATATTATCTACATTAAGAGTAGTATCCTTTCCTATATAAGTAGGCTCTTCAGTAATATCTCTACCATAGATTTCCGATAATTTAGCTTTATTAGGATTAACTGCTAATACGAAAGATGATGCTACTCCAATATATCTCTTAATAGGAGCTGAATCTGCTGTTTGTTTACCACTTGCAAATGCCATAATTTTTACTCTTTAATTTATTATTCAATTTAATTTATATTTAATTCACTTAATTAGAAATTTACTGTTTCTTGATTTTCTTCTGAATTTTCAGACTCTGTATTTTCGTTATTTTCAATACCCTCTTCTACTTCATGTTCTTTGATAACATTATAATATTCTGTAGAATCTTCTTTTTCATTTTCTACAGGAGGAATAATAGTATCAGGATACTTAAATACATATTTTGTGATTTTAATTACATTTCCATTTTTATCTACTGAATTAGTAGGTTCTACTACCTTATCAACTAAATCTTCTGTAGAATATCCCCCGGTAAGAGTTCTAATAGAAGATTCATATTGTTCCTGCATTAGCTCCAATTGAGAATATTCTTCATTAAGTTCTGCAATCTTTGCTTTAAGTTTATTCTTTTTTGTAACCATTGGGTTTACATTCATTGCAGTTCTCTTAATTGTTGCCAATTCAAACTTTGAAAATTTCTTTTCCATAATTTATTCGTTTTAAATAATTAATAATATAATAATATTTTTTTTATTGGTTCGTTAAATTGATTATATTCTATAGTAGATACAGTGATTATTGCATATTTTTTCATATAATATTCTTTTGCTATTTCAACATAGTATCTGGCTATAATAGGTACTTGTTCCAATATTTTAATTAATAACATAGTATCCTCAACCTTTTTACCTTTTTCTAAGCAATAATCTTTTACCAGTTTTAAATTAAATTCCGTGTGATTCCAATTACTATTAAGATAATTTACAAATATTAATCTATCCATTATAATAATCATTCATAGCTGTCACTACAGTACCTAAATTATTTTCAATAAAATCTTCTTCAAACATTCCATCAGGTGTTTTAGCAGGAATTAAGGCTCCTTTATCTATTACAGCATGTGTATAAAAACCATAAACAGGTTTATTCTCCTTAAATTGAATTCCACTAAAAAGAACCATAGGAACAATCTCTACAGGGTTATATTGATTATCCAATAATTTACCTACAGTAGCTACTTTATAAGTATTAATAGTATTATCACTCATTACAGGCTCACTATGAAGCATCAAGAAAACATTTAAATCTTCTCTAAGTTCTTCACAAGTCTTAATAATCTTTTGAAAATGAACTGCTAAATCGGTATATTTACCAAAACCACTTTCTTTAGCTCTATCAAAATATTCTTTTCTCATTACATATATAGCATCATCTAATACTACGTTTTTAACATTAGGGCAATTAGTATCAATACCTTTAAGATATGTAATTACTTTATCATAATCTGTAATTTCAAACATATTCTTATTATCCTTATTGTAAAGACTCTTACTTCCTTTAAATGGAAGTCTCTTCTTTAAAGTGTTAAATACTATTGTTTCTTCAGGATTTAATCCTTTAATACTGGTTGATTTACCTGTGCCACTGGCACCTAAAATAATAATACAATTTGCCATTTTTAATATTAATTTTTTGATTTAAAACCAAAAAGAGCTGCAAAAATAGAAAATGATTTTAATTTATGCAAACTCTTTTCTAAATTACTTATACTATATGTAAAAAACAATTTACCTACTTGTTTATGTCTCATTTTTTGAATATGGGAATAAACTTTTTGTAGTTTAACTAATTCTGCTGGTAAGGGTAATTCTCTAAAATCACAAACAGCACCATCAAAGAAAATAGGACATAATCCTCCCATTTCACCATCTCTATTAACTATAACTTCAAGAAATCTAATATTATCTTTAAATATAGTTATATCATATCCTTCATATTCTCTTAATCCAAATCTAAAAGGTGAAAATAATCCTAATACTACATTTGCATCTCTGCTAGTATATTTACTATCACCTAAACCTGCAACTGAAGGTCTAACTTTTCCTAATTTAAAAGCTTCATTTCCTTCTGATTCAAAACTTTGTTGTTGAATTACTATAGGACTAAACTTATATCTATTTCTAAGATACTTAGCTAAATATTCACTAAGTTTATCCATAGATTGTTTAAGAGTCATTCCTTTTTCTGTATCTATAAGATTAATAGTATCAATGATTATAAGTCTATATTCATTAGAATTATTTTGTTCATACCTATCAAACACATCTCTTTCTCTAGTGATACCTAGTTCATCTTTATATTTACCTTTCTTATAATAAGTAGTTCCATTATCTTCTGCATATTTAACACAACATTTATAAATTCCTGTTGGATTACCCGCATCTCCAGGAAATATAACATGCTCTTCAAAATATTTAATAATGTCTTGAATTTCTTCAGTCTTAATTATATCTAATATTTCTTGATTTACCGGGGAAGTAGTGCTTCTTAGATCTCTAGGGCAAATTCTTACTTCTCCTTTACTAAAATCAAATAATAACCAAGAAATAAATCTTTCTAAGATTCTTTCAGGAGTTTCTTCCAAAGGAAAATATAATATCTTTATATCTATATTAGCTTTAGTATAATAACAATACATTAAAGGTTTATATATAAAAGTATAAGAAGTAAATTGTGATTTACCTCCTTTAGTAAAAGAAGTAACACAATAATAGCATCCTCGTTCTATTCCTATAAAATCATTACTAAATCTTTTAAAAGGAGAAGGAATACAATTAACTTCTCCATTAAGAAGTCTTTCTCTTCTTTCTTCTAGATTCTGAAGTACTCTTTCACGTAATTCCATATTATTTTAATGTTGAAGTCCAATCATTTTTAAGTTCATCCTCTTGACCTGCATTTTCTATATAATTTACAAGTTCAGATTCACTCTCTAAATCTCCTGCTGCTCCTATTTTTTCTTTAAGTATAAAATATTTAAGCAATTTCATATATTGATATTGCCCATTAAAACTTTCTATATACTTTTTAGTTGCAGTAAGTATTTGTTTGTGAGAGTAATTATCTCCATATTTTTTAAAGAATAGCTTTAATCTTCTTATTATAAGTGCAACTCCTTCTGCCCAATAATAGTTAGTACCATCTTTCTTACCTTTAGGATATATTTTCTTTAATTCTCTAGCAAGAGGTTCTAAAGAATCCGTAGGCTCTACATATTTATCAGAATCTATTATTGAAGAATTTAGAAATTCTATTCCTTTATCAGAAATAAAATATTCTCCAGTAAGGTCTCCTTGATCATAAATATTTCCTATATATCCTTCTTTTAAGGCTTTATTTATAGTTTCTTGTAAATCAATTTTATTGTTTATTATAAGCAAAAGGAGGGCTATTTCAATAGTCCCTCCTAATGCTTCAATAGCTTTTCTGTTAAGACAGATAGTATTATTCATTTAATTTTTAATCATTAAATTGTTGTAGATTATAGACTACTCTATCTTCTTCAGTAGTTTGAGCATAATTACAAGCAAGTTGTAGATTTTCTAAACTTTTATTACACTCATTTTGAGCATTAATAGCACAGGTATAAAGATTCTTAAAGTATTTATAGATTTTAGCTTTACATCTTGATTGAGCTACTCTCCTAGCAATAACTTCATTGTCTTTATCCCCTTCCATTCTTTTAGCTTTACCTGTGAATGTTAAAATACTACCACGCATAGCTTCGGGGAACTTCTTATGTACTTTACCATAAGCTTCATTGCCTAACATTCTATAAAGCTTTTCGTTAAATACTACTGATATTACACAAACTGTAGTGTTACCATTTCTAATAAACTTTTCGTTCTTAATTTTAATATAAGTTTTCATAATCCTTTATTAATTAAATAATCTATTGTAATTGTTTTAATTGATTCTTTTTTGTACTCTTCAAGTAATTTAGGTAATAATTCTTCTTCTCTAGTATCTTTAAAATAAGGAACTATTATTACAGGATTTTTATGTCTTAATAGTCTTCCTAATCTTTGTTTTACTACTATTTCAGAACTATTTAAATTACAAAATATTCCTATTCTACAATTAGTGAGATTTACTCCTTCATTAAGAATATTTACTGATGTAATATGTTTAATTTTACCTGAATTAAATAAATTAAGATTCTCTACAGAGGCTTTATTTTTTGAATTAATATTATATTTACCTAATCTTTCCGATTGTTCTATACTAGAACAAAAAGTAAGAGTTCTATAATTTCTAAATAAACTTAGTAATTTTAAAACCATATACTCTTTTTGATTAGATAACCATTTAAGTCTTTCTCCTGCTTTAGATAACCAAAGATTTTTTATTCTTTGATTTCTACTACTAAAGTATTTATTTTTATACCAGTCTATTGTAGAGCACATAGCATGATAATAACCTTGCTGAGTACTCATGTATTTGCTACCAAATTTATCTACTTTATAATTACAATTTACTTTATCTAATTGTAAAGGTAATAAATATACTGTAGGTTCTGGTAATACTTCATCTTCTATGGCATTTTTAATACCACAAGAAATGAATTTAGCATTATAAGCATATTTAAGATAATCTTTTAAATCTCTTTTAATAGTAGCAGAAAGACCCAATAAACATCTATTTATTTTTATATGATGAAGATATTCCATTCGTTGTAAAGATAAATGCTGTACTTCATCCAAACACACAATATCAAATTCAGTATTTTCATATTTTTTTAAAGATTCATAACATTCAATAGTAACTTTAATATTCTCATTAAGATTCCATTTAGCAAATTCATCTTTCCAATTTTGTTTATGTACTATTTTAGCTACTATAAGTAAAACATTTAGAGTATTATTACTATTTTGATATTGATTATTAATATAATTAATAATGTCAATAGCAACTTTACTTTTACCCATACCTGTAGCTAATTCTAGTATTAAACATTTAGAGTTATCTATATTAGATAACGCTAAATCATGGATTTCTT